GAGGGACAAGCAGAGACCCGCAGCCTTTGAGTTTAGCGCAATCGAGGAGCTGCTGATACTCTCCAAATCTCTTTTGCAAGGGAAATACCATCCGGACGCGCTGGACGCGTTCTATATCCACGAGCCAAAGAAGCGGCTCATACAGGCCCCGTCGTTCCGGGATAAGGTGGTCCAGCACGCGATGACCGATTTCATCGTCTATGACGAATTGAGCCGGAGCTTTACGCTGAACACCTTTGCTGCCCAATACGGTAAAGGAACGCACTACGGCCTGGAGCTTTTGAGCAAGCACATGAGGACCTATTTCCTTCGGAGAAAGGCGGCGGACGAGGCAGCACGCAAAGCTGCCGGTCTCCCCTACCGACCGATGGAGGAATGGGATTATGCGGATGGGGCTGTGATAAAAGGCGACATCCGGCATTTCTTCCAGAGCATTGACCATGACCAACTGAAAACGGCTCTGGCGGCTCGCTTCCCTGACCGGAAACTGCAAGCGCTGATGTGGCAGTATATCGACGCGGTGGACGGGCTTGCTCTTGGACACCAGACCAGTCACATCTATGCCGTGTTCTATGTCTCCTCCGTCATGCACTTCATAGGCGAAAAGCTGCACTTGCCTCTGGCTGGGATGTATATGGACGACTGGTACGTCATCTGCCCGGACATGGCAACGGCACGCAAGGCCCTGGGGCTGATACAGGACGAGTTTACAAAGCTGGGCCTTGAGCTGAACGATAAGACCAACATTTTTCCCCTGCGAAACGGAATCGACTTCTGCGGGTTTCACACCTATCTGACGCAAAGCGGAAAGGTAGTGCGAAAACTGCGTTACTCCTCCATAAAGCGCATGAAGCGCCGCATACGAAAGTGGGAGGAGCAGTATGCAGCGGGTGAAATCACGCGGGAGAAAATCATGGAGAGCTTCGCGTCCTGGGAGGCACACGCCAAACACGGCGACACGGGGCAGCTCCGGAAAGAAATGCGGACCAGGCTGTTGACTGCCCTGGACCGCGCGGAAAAGCGACCGGGGGCGCGGGGCCTACAAGCTCCAGCTCCCGGCCAGACCGAAAGGAGAACAAATCACTATGGGACAGTTACTTTCCAATCTGGCCGCAGGCAGTCTCGTGAAGCTGAACGAGAACACCAAGGCGGTTAAATTCATTAAGCTGGGCAACGACCACTACGGAACCGGAACGGGCGTAACCCTTGTCCGAAAGGACACCTTCCACATGACACAGTGGGATACCAGCTATGACAGCAGCTACAACAACGTCTATATCGGATGCTACCTGGATAATTTCTGCGACTGTATGTGGCCGCTGAAACTGGACGACGGAATCAAGGACTGCGTTGTTCCGGTTCCTATTATCGTAGCGGAGGGCAATACCGTGGCGACCCTTCACACGCTGTATCGCAAGGCTTTCGCACTCTCCTGTACGGAAGTGGGCCTCTCCGGATGGCAGACAGAGGGCACGGCATTCAGCTATTTTGCCGACAACACAAAGCGCATTGCCTATCTGGACGAGACGGCGACCGCCGTCGGCTGGGGCCTGCGCTCCCCGAACTCGAATGCCAGCAACGCGTACTACGTCCGCGCCGACGGCACGCTGAGCAACAACTACGTGTGCGACGCTTTCTTTGCGGCCCGCCCCGCTTTTAATCTTAAATCTTCTATCGTTGTATCGTCCACCACAGACGCGGACGGATGCTACACGGTGGAGAGCCTGCCAAGCTCCGGCGGCGGGACCTACGTCAAGAGCGGAGGCGTCTGGGTAAAGGCGTCGTAAAAGTCCGGTCCGGGCGGCGGAAAGCCGCCGCCCGGCTACTATTTTGAGAGGAGGCTGCAAGATGCCGAGTATCAACGAGGTTATCGAGCGCGTCAGCCGGGCGAGGCCGGATGCGCTGGACGATGACACAAAGGCCGCCTGGTTGATTGAACTGGACGGGAAGCTCTATCGCGACGTCATCGCACGGCACGAGCTGGCGGACGGTGAGGAAGCCCCGGAACCGCCCGCGAGTTACCCGGAGGACGGCGACAAGCCCCTGCTGGCGCAGGCCCCGCACGACAAGCTGTACGACCTGTACCTGATGGCACAATTCGACTTCTATAACCGCGAGGATGCCAACTATAACAACTCCGTTCTGTCCTTCAATACGGCACTGGACGAGTACAAGAAGGATTACCACAGGACCCACGTCCCAAAGGGAGTGGGCGGATACCAGAACGTTTTTTAAGAGAGGAGGGAGAATATGAAGCTTCCCTATTTTACCGCGACCACCCAAAAGACAAAGAAGCAAATCATTGCTTTTGGGGGCGTGAACTACGGGCAGAAAACCAGCGACGGAGAGCTTTTGGAGAGCTTCGGTCTCTCCTCCACAAAGTACCCTTGCTTGAGCCAGAGGGACGGAAGAAAGACCGCCGGGACCTATACCGCCCCGAACGGCCTCTATGCGCGCGGAAAGCTTTGCGTGGTAGACGGGACCGACTTCATCTACGGAGGAAAGACCGTGGGACAGGTGACATCCGGGGAAAAACACATCGCCACCATCAATACCAAAATCGTGATTTTCCCGGATAAGGTCTACTACGACACGGCGACGGACGAATTTGGAAGCCTGGAGGCGGAATATCCTGGCTACGCCGGTGACATCAACTTCACCGCAAATACCATTACCGCCCCGGCGAGCAGCTACATCGACCGCGCCTACGAGAGCGCCGGGACGCTGACCGCGATTGCGTCGGACACGGCCTTTACGGCTTACACCGGCGCGAGCGTCAACAAGAGCACCGGCGCACTGACGCTGACCGGAAGCTCCTCTAAGACGCCGGACGCGTTGGCCGCTGGAGACATCATCCAGTACGATTGCGACGTCACCAAGGAATACATGGTTGTCCAGAGCAGCGCGCTCCAGAGCGACGGGACCTACCATATCGGCTACATCCTTCACGAGGCCGTCCTGCACGAGTACCCGAACTTTGAGAACCTGTTTGCCGCCGGAGACGCAATCGAAATTTCCGGATGCACCACCTGCGACGCGAACAACGGCAGCCATATCATCCGCAGCATCTCCGGCAGAACGCTGACCTTTTAAAGAAACCGCAGCGCTTTACAACCGCGTGGCACGCGCTGTCGGCGTGAAAATCGAACTGGCTGACAGCGTGCGCGGCGGAACCGCCAACGGGGAATTCCTACCCGGCAAAAACACCATCCGACTTGCCATGGACGCGGACAATGCGCTGGACGTTGTCGCGGCGCATGAAGTCACCCACCGTCTCCAGCAGCTCGCTCCGGATGCGTACCGGAAGTACCGCGACTATGTGATGAACTATCGCACGGGGCAGAACCAGGGCGGCAGCGCCTCCATTGTGGAGGCGTACCGCTCCAGCGCTGCGGACGCTGGCGTAAATCTGACCACCGAGGAGGCCATGGATGAAATCGCGGCGGACTTCACGCAGGAACTTATCGAAAACAAAGACCTGTTTGGAGAGTTGGCAAAGAAGGACCGGAGCATTGCCGGGAAGCTGCTGGATGCCATCAAGGAATTTATCTCCAAGGTGAAATCCGTGTTTCGTGGAAATGCTGCCGCCCAGGACCAAGCTGCCCGTTCGGAGTATGGCGTGGACATGAAACCCCTGGAGGAGGCTGCGCGGCTCTGGACCGAGGCATACAACGCGGCGGAGACGCAAGCCAAAACGGCTACCTCTGGCAGCGTTGTCGGAACCGAGGGCGGATATGCAGAGGTTGGCGGGAAGTTTTCTCTCAAGGGCGTGGTAGAGGATAACGGAGACCTCCTTGCCCTGCACAATCTTACAGAGCAAAACCTTCGGGATGCGCTTAAGCTGGGCGGCCTGCCTATGCCGTCTATTGCCATTGTGCAGGCGCGCGCCGGTCACGCAAAGTACGGACCCATCTCCCTTGTTTTTTCCAAGGACACTATCGACCCGCGCACGAGAACCACGAATAAGGTTTACGGCGGAGACGCCTATACACCAACGGCACCCAGAGTTGACCGCGTTCTGGACCGCGATGTGGTCCGCCGCGTTTCCAAGAACATCTACGACTTGGCGCAGAAAACGGCTGATGGCCTGTTTTCTGGTGAGGCGTCCGCCGTTCTCAACTTCGATGACAGCTACACCAGCAAGACGGCGGACGACATCCTTGACGACCTGACCCGGAACAACGGCGTGAAGGCCGCCTATTTGGCGGACCAGGGAAAGACGCTGGAGCCGGTGATGAAAGAAAAGGCAAACCGGTATGACACCTTCGGGAACGAGGCCCTGCAATCACTTGAGAAAAGCGTCGGGGAGCAGGAGCTTTCCGCCATGGCTGTGCGCGTTGAGACCGGAGAGGGCTTGACTGACGCGGACGTGGATGCAGTGCGCTCCGCCATTCGCGGAGCGCTTGAGCAACGCCCTGGGGGTTTTTCCTCTACACCGGAACAGAGGAAACGGAGAATTGAGCTTCGACTGGGTAAGTTGACGGCGGCGCGGATGGAGGAATTTGTACGCAACGCACAGCAGCATCACGATGTCGGGA